TATAAATGCTGCTGCTCTTCCGGACGGCGGTTCCTCTCTGCCGCGCGAGGGAACAGCTCTGAGCTTTTAAGCGAGTGTGCTGCGAGCTGGGCGGGTGCGCCGAGCGCTACACGGAGTATTGCCGAGGCTCAAGGGGCCTTTCGGGCAAGCGAAGCCGAGTAAGAAGGGCTTATGGCACAGAATGCTGGAGAAGATAATCCTGACACTACTAATCCTGGTGAGGGAACTTCTCAGAGCTTTGGCGGGGGGAATCATTCTGGTGCTACTAATTATCTGGATCTTATCAAGCTACAAGGCGAATATAGCTTTTACAAGAGACACTATAACCGTGCACTTGCCATCTGGAAGAGAGAGTGCAGAGAAAGCCATGACAGAATCTGTACCTGCAAAGACTGGCGCTACCACTTCTCCCGAGCAGCTGAAAGACCTGGCATTGAAGCTCTGCAGCATTCATCTCAGCAATCCTCCCGCGATCTCTACAGTGACCCCGGAGCGGACTTCTACCAACAAGTACAAAGTCTACCTCAGCGCTACAAGCCAGAAAGGACCCTCCAAAACCTTGAGCGTGAGTACACGCGGGTCCTGGCACGTTACAAGAAGCTCAGGAAGAAGCAGCGCCAAGAGAAGGCTAGAGCCCGAGTTCAATTCACCCAGAAGCCTGGAAAGAGACCTAAGATCAAAAAAGAAAAAAGATGGCCTATAGACGACGATTCTACAGAAGGAGACACCACTGGAGAAGAAGATACAGATGGCACAGACGGCGATATCACTGGAGACGACGATACAGGAGGCCCTACAGGAGACGGAGGCTCCTTCCTAGATCCTTCGTCAGTCAGAGCCGCATCTCGGTTCCTGTGAGGTACAGGCCCCCCAGCAATATTTTCATACTCAAAGGCAGAGGCTTCCGCAGCTGGACAAGCAACAAAGTGACCTTCAACGAGAATTCTGCATACCTGGACGTGGACTGGATGAATATCCAACTCCTGTCATTCTTTGACCTCAACGGCCTCAATGAACGTGGTAACATTGAATGGAGCCACCCCTACATAAACCAGAACCTCCTGCAGACAAACTTCAATGTGGGTAAGCACATAAAGACTAAGTGCTATATGTGGCCTAAGCCACAGTTCAAGAGACTGACCGCGACAACCTCGACTGACCCCACTCTCTATACCAACGAAAATGCCATGGGGACTGTTAGCCTAGCCACCCATCAGAGCTCAGCTTGGCCCACAGCTAAATTCATCTCAGCAATGCAGATGGTGACACTAGGGGGGTCCATACAGCTTACCGGGAGACACAACAAGCTCCACCAACATACCTTTACTGTCCCAACTGACCACGATGCACAGACCGGCTGGATACCTGTCCAAAACCTCCTCACCACCAATGCCAACTTCGGGACCCTCCATGGAGCAGGATTCAGAGTTGACGCTTGGTCACAGACAACGCAAGCACCTTCCCAATACGGCTGGACTGCCCACAGCATGGTACAACCCCAAAGCGGCTTGAACCCCGCCGGAGCAGGGTGGGGGGGCTTCTTCTTTAAAACTGTATGGGCCTTTGGCCTCATTAACCCTACCCAATGGTCCCAAAATAAAAGTTACATGCATAGTGCTAAATGAAAACTATTGTGTATTGTCTTCTTCGGGGGGGCCCGCGGAGTAAAAAAGGATCGGGCCCATAGTAGCCATCAGAGAATCCACTATACGAGCCATCAGAGAATCTACACACATAGTATCCATCAGAGAATCTACTATACGAGCCATCAGAGAATCCACTATACGAGCCATCAGAGAATCTAAGGGGAGGAGTTGCGGTTTCCGCTTGTCACATCCGCTCCTCTCTGACTGGCCTGACGCGCTTCCTCAGGACATCCCGGGCGTGCCTACTGCCCC